ACCCTGAGGATATACCCTTTTAAGGTGGTGTGGAGCTTTGTGCTCCCACTGTTGCTACCGTCAGTTGTTTTTTTATGTTGTAGCAATTTACTGTGGCAACAGTAGGGGCATAAAGTTATACACAGGTATGGTATTTACATTATATGGTATATGCCACATAATAATAATGTAAGAACATAAACACTTACACTATGAACAAAAAACAAAAACAACAACAAGTGCGCAACCAACGCTTTTATTATAAAGATGTTGAGACTAATAAAAAGAATTGGTCAAAACGATATAAGCAATGGCAAGAAACAACAAGTGAAACAGCAACAAAGTCTCGCCGGCTGTGGTCCGCATCAGATGAGCGGGCATTGCGGATAGGAAGATTTAAGACAGACTTTGAGCTTGCTTTACTCTTTAAAAGAACTTACTCAGCAATACGCTCAAAAAGAGGTCAGCTAGGTATTAGTAAAAGAAATAATTAAATATGTGGCATATCCTAGACGAAAATAAAAATGTTGTACCAGCCGATGACGCCACTATGTTTAATAGAACAGATAGGAAAGTAGGCGATACAATACAGGGAAACTATCATATCTCTACAGTGTTCTTGTGCATAGACCATTCTTATGGAGTTGGGGAACCTTTGTTCTTTGAGACAATGGTATTTAAAAGAGGTAGTTGGCGGGACTTGGATATGCAAAGATATTCCACTTACACACAAGCCGTTGAAGGTCATAAAGCCATGTGTAAGAAGTGGAACTTTTGGCGACGACAAGCAGAAACCATAAATTCTTTTATTACAAGGTAAAACAACTAACTACAAATTAACAAACAATAGTATGAAGTACAAACTAAACACAGAAGTGATAGACTACACAGCACCTACTGGTGAATATGCCTATCAAGGTACAAAGCACCAAGTAAAAGACCAACTAATTGAGCTAGGCATCCTCGTCCCTGTAGAAGAGAAAAAGTGCTGCGGAGTTTGTTCTCCGAAGTCATTTGGTCTGCCAGGATTCACTTGTGAGATTTGTCCCTGCCACAAATCCGCACACGACTTCTTCACAGCTTCAGAGGAAGTGAAGCGTCCTGTATACGAGAGAGCATTACAGAAAGCACAGGAGGAGCAGGAGAAGATATGTAAGAGTAATAATATGACACCAAACACAAACGAGCAAACAGTGGAGGAGAAGTTGCAGTGTATATGTGTGGATGATAAAGATGCTGACTCTGTAGATTCAGGAGACATTTGTCCAATTCATACTGGCGACTGGAAAGAAGAATTTGATTCATTGTATGAAGACCTTGAACTAGACTATCCAATATGTTGCAACGGTGCCATAAAAGGTGATGTAGACTGTGCCTGTAATGGAGAATCTGTACGCGAAAATATAAGACACTTCATCTCCTCCCTCATCACCCGTGCCACAGCAGAGGCAGACAAGAAGCAGTTTTATGCTGGGTTCTACGAGGGTGTACAAAACGAAAGAGCCAAGACAGACAAGCAGATTGAGGAGGCAGTGGAGGGGGAGCGAGAGAGGATGTTCCAAACACTATTGGAAAAGGGTTTTACTGTAGACAAAATTATGCACGATATAGTCTACGACCTACGACCCTCGAAGTGACATAGAGATTATGCTCGACAAATACGACTGCGACTTTGAGGCACTAGCAGATGAGTTAGGCTGTAGTGAGAAGGATATAGAAAACGAACTGAATAGCACTTATTAAGGGTAGAGCGTCTTGAGTCTAGTTTCAAACGCTGTGTTCATCTTGTTTTTAGGTACAGGTTTTATTTGCTCCCACCCGCAGAAGTCCTCCACCGCCTTTTGTGTAACATTAAACCAATTGCCGGTGCTATCCACATTTGACGGAAATACTCCGTAATGCTTGAGACAATCTTGCATTGATGCAATGGTCCCTTTATATTTTGGCTTTTTCTTTACTTCATCATATTTAAAATTCATAAAGTACGCAGCATAGAAGTTACGAGCTTTGAAGAAGTCCTCAGTGATAAGCCGGCGGGATAACCCACCAAAGTGCGCACTATCCTCTATTACAAGGCATTTTTTGCCCTTATAGAGCGTGAAATCCACCGCTGTGACACTATGTCGTATATATGCATCTGAGGGGTTTAGTTTAGGGTAGCGTATCTCCGGCACGAACTTACTCCACTCATCTTTCTCGCCATAAAACCATACCATGACACCTTTGCCTGTTTTATATATTGTTGATGCTACTGTTTCAAAGTCCCTTGTTGGTAAGGCAATATAATTACTAATAGCAAAAAACGCACCAATACCTTGCTTATACTCTGCAATTTCGTATGCGTCCATCTCTGCATCAGTTGGCTTGTTTGGTGCAAGTGCGGCAAGTGTAACGCCCTCTTGAGCTATTTTAAAGGCATCAGCACCAACCATTCCGCCCTCCGGCTTGTTTACTCTTCGTTGATATAAATGAGTACGAGATATGTCGATATACTCGCCTTCTTGTCGCTTAAAATAAATACCCATCATTTTAGCTAGTGTATGAGCGACACATGATGATGTGCGTTTTTGGTCAAGTACAGGGTAAGTATTCCACTCGCTCTCTTTTTTCTCTATCCACGGTACATCTGCAGTGCTTGCAACTAATTCGTCAAGCGTATAGTCCTTTTCTTTGTCTACTGTGGAGCGATTGTCGTATGCTCCGTCCGGCACATAGGTTGTGAAGTTAAACATATTATTTTGTAGTATCAAAGCCAATAATGGTCGTTGCCTTTTCGTCTTGTATTCGTTTCCAATTCTCATCTATAAAAACTTCGTCAGCATGCTGTTTCTTTTCTTTTCGTAGAGCGTCAGTAACATCTTTCGCCACAACTATTTTGCGTATAATGTACTGATTAAGAGGTTGTGTTTTCCTCGCCATACTCTTATATTCTAGCACGGTACTTGCGGTATTCTGTCCACATGTTAGCACGCCCATTTTTAAATTGTATTGCACTCCACTCCAAGCACCATGCAGGGTCAAGCATCCACTGTTTCTCAATGCGAGGGTGCGAGGGTGCGTGTATTTGGCAAATACCCCAACTATCCTCTCTACCATGTGGACCATTAGCCCGCACAAGAGATTGTTTATTCCATGTAAAATTGATACTCTCCCCGCTCATTGTTGCAACAAAAGCCTCAGCATCTATGCCATGTTTACTTGCCATTGTATAAGCAAGTTCTTTAATACCCTCAGGGGTATATTCATGTATTACAGGCTCATAATTTGCATTTATAGGTATTGTTAGTACAAAAAATGCGTATAGTATTACGAGACTATATATTACAATTCTAATTAAAAGTTTTGTTATAAGCGAACAATACCACTGTGGCAAGTAGTACCGTGTGTCATTCAGCGTGTGCCTCTATTTTCTGAAAAGCCCGAACTTCAAGTCTTTGCGGTCAAGTTGACCCCATACAAGAAGTGCGAACCCTACAAAAGCCATAAAACCGTTTATTGCGATTTCTAGCTGTTCACTGCTATATTCAATCCCAAACATCTGCAATACTGCTCCGAGGAGAAGTACTACTGTGCCGGAACCTGCTTTTGAAATGCTTGTGAGCATACTTGTAATTATACCACCCGTTACAGCTGTAAAATACTCAACTGTGTATTACTTTCTTTGCAAAACCTCTGTCGCCATGTCAACTAATTTCTTAGGCGTTTGATACCCTAGCTTGTTGGCATTACGCATGATTGAGATAAACTCATTTGATGAGAGAAACGCTACCATTCCCATTTCAAACACATTGCCGAAATGCACGCTTATATCGTACATGTGAGCCGCCACGATAAGCCCGCCATAAATGAGTATCTTATATGCCGTCTTCATTGCCTTTTTAGAGCAATACTTGTTTTCTTTGTATGCAACAATAGAGCCAAGGACGAAGTCGAGGAATATAAGAACTAGTAGTGCGGTAATAGGCATAATAAGGTCAACACCAAACAAGAATGATACCACAGTTATTGTGCCAGCAAAAAAGGCTTTCCACTCCCAAGCATACACCAGTTGTCCTATCACTTCCCCTATGTTAGCGAGTAAAGAGTGATAGTCCATAAGATTATGCGCTTAGTGCTGCGGCAGCGGCTGCTTTTGCCTTAGCTTGTTTAAGAATAAGTCCCGCCGTATCAGCCGTATTGTATGCAGAGAGGTCCGTTGTCCAAGGGTCCCCCGCACTACCCGCCCCGTTCAATTTTTGCCCCATAGTGCCACTTGTATTGTAGTCAGCGGCGACTGCATTCCATACACCTGCCACAAGCTCGTTTACTGTAGCTGTACTTTGATTGACATATATTGCTGCCTCCATTGAGAGAGTCCCACGAAGTGCTGCCGATATTGAGCCTACACCCGCAAGTGCAGCTGCCATTCCCGCAAGTAGTCCTAGATTGCCCGTAATTGCCCCGCTACCAGTGAGAGCCGATACCATTTGCACCACTCCCACCATATTTGCAGTAGTGATAGAGCCACTGCCTGTAAGGGCGGCAATCATAGCGGTAACAAGTGCTAGACTTGCACTGCTTATTGTGCCACTTCCTGAAAGGTCAGACTCTATGTTTATACCTTGTGCCGCACTAGCGGTAAGTGTACCCGTACTTGTGATGCGTGTTGTAGAGGACATCTCGCCCCCTTTTGGAGCTAGTAGCCACGAATATGCAGGCTGTGTTCCTGTAGGAAAGCACGCCTTTGCATTTTCACGGGTTGTTGTAGTGTCAGGGTCGTATGTTTTATACCATGAACTTGTTTTGTAGTTAGCATATAAGTTAGTAAAACCACCAACCATCTTGCCTGGACTGCTATTCAAGACGGAGTAGTTCGACAACAACATACTAATTCCAAAGGAAGTTCATCGTTCCACTGAATGCACTGTTTGCAGGAGTAGCTACACCACTTCCCCATATCCAGTACAATGCAGCACTATCGTATATACGAGGTAGTGACGGCATTTCTGTGAGGAGGTTACGCTCTGCGGCTAGTCCTAGAGTTGAGAGAGGTATTTCAGTGATTTCTTTAATCAAAGCTACCGTATAAGTACCTGATACATATGAAGTAGAGTTTTGAATAGTGTTGATTTCTGCAATACCTGCGTCACCTGCTTGCAATGGCATAGTGTAGTTATACTTTCCTGTACCTGTAGCACCTGTGTACAACACGATGCTGTTTGATGCCGCCGTTTTACCGATAGGCAATACTGTTGGTGTTGCTCGTGAGGCTGTCTGTGAGCTGTTAGTGTAACCTAGTGAAAGGTTAGGAGTAGCCGCTCCGAGTGCTGTTGCTGCAGGGTTGAAGAAGATTGCTTGCACGCCTGCTCCGTTAGTGTGGCGAGGGAGTAGCCATGTAATGGTGTGTGTTCCTGTACCTGTCGTGGTGATGTTGATTGCTGTACCTGCGACTGCGTTTGCGTAGGTTGTCGCAAGTTTGAAAGTACTGTCTGTAGCTTTGATGACATAGTAGTCAGTAGCAGTTGCTAGAGGAGCAGGAAGTGTAGTTGTTGTGGTGAGGCGTACTCGTGTACCTGTGAGAATGTTTGAGGGATTGTTTGCTGTAGAGGTGTAGGTACAAATATCAGTCGTATCGTCCGCTGTGAATGTATCACTTTGACCGAGGGTGTTTGTCGTAGCCTGCGCAGTCGTAGTTGTCACCGAAGTAACACGATAGAAACCTATCACATCGACTAGCTTGAGAATTCCCGGCACAACAGTTGCTGCGGCAGAAACAGCTGTTGCGGAAAGGAGGTATTTATAGAAACTACTCGATTGCACATTGCCTCCGTGTTGAATACACCCTGCACTTGTTGTGTTGTCCTTTACCGCTTGAAAGGTAAGGTTTGAGCCTGTATCAAAAAGTGCGTCTGCTCCTGGATTTCCTGCGCCTCTAAAGAGGGTATGAAATTCGTTTGCTACTGCGGCGGTTGTAGGGTTGAAGTTTTTACCCCATGTCGCTTTGAAAGTTTGCCCGTTGGACATTGCGTTGATAAGTTGGTCGTGTGATGCTATTCCTGCCATATATAATAAATTAAGTTGTTAATTCCATACTACTTTTAATTGCCCCGTTACTACCGAACCTGCTAATGATGCCACTGGTAGTGATAGAAAGCCTAAGAAAGCGTCATCATAAATACGAGGGAGTTCGCCGTGATGAAGTAAATGGTCTACTTCTACGGGTGCGTCTACACCTCTTATTTGTGTTTCTGCTAATGGCTTTACTAGCACTATAGTGAAGAAGCCACTGTCTACACCGTTCATCTGTACACTCTCCACACTACGCACGCCCTTGTCGCCGTCTTGCAACGGGATAAAAGGACATGCAGAAGTGTTGTTTGTTGGAGTACGCACGGTTGTCGTGATTGTCCCTAGAATAGAGGAGGTGTTTTGCGTCATTACTGGCGCAGTACGTCCTGATACTCCGTCCGAGTTTGTGTAAGTAACAGTAAAGGTCTGCCCCCCTGTTCTTGCACCTGTCGTAATAGCAATCATCTGTACCCCTACCCCGTCCTCATAACGAGGGAGAGTTACCGTGTTATCCATTTCCTGCAAGTTCGTTTCGCTGTCGTCAATTGTCGGATAGTACAACAAGTAGTCACACAATATCATCTGCATTGAGAGTGCTGTACCTGTTGGACACCATGTTGTTGTTTTCCGCAAATGCTTTTGTGCAGGCGATACATTAGGGCCGTGATAGATACCTTTGTCAGTCGATTGCTTTACTTGAGTTGCTGTGAGAGGGGCTGCGTCAAACCATTGTTTTGCTGGTGGCATTCCTGAAGCATTTGCGAGGTCGAACCATATCCCCGCAGTTGTTACCTGCGAGGGCGATTTCCTCCATGTATAGTTGCGTACTTGTCCTGCAAGCTCCGCATCTACAATGTCTGCGATGCCAGAAAAGCCAGCCATAAGCTATACTCCAAAGCTACTGTGTCCTTTGAGTTCAACGGTCCCCATGTCTACGACAACAGTTTCCTTTTTTTCTTCTACTACTTCTTCTGCTACTTCCTCTACTGGTACATTTACTTGTTCGTCCATATTTATGTTAGTTGTTTTTTTAATCTTCAGTCACCGTGAGTGCCGTTGCTGCGAACTGAGGTTGAATACCTGATGATACCGAACGAGATGCACTCAATGCTCCACTGTAGAGAATTACAGAAGAACCTGACACTGCAGTCGTGATTGATACATAGGTAATTGTCTCACTTCCTGATGTACATTCAGGAAATTGGATAAGAGCTGTGTTTTCTACAGTTGCACCTGATACAGTCCAGCCTCCTGCAGTTCTTGCTACTGCTTGACGAGCGTATGAGCCATAAGCACACTCACTTGTCGATGCGTTTCCTGCCTCTCCGGGGTCTGCTGTATGTAGGGCGATATAAAGAGAACCTGCTGTTGCGCTGTTTTGAATACCTCCGGCATCTCCAATGTTTGGAATGTCATCGTTATTGAAAAGACACGCAAGCAACTGATTTTCAAATGTGTTACTTTTTGACATCGTTACTGATAGTTAATTTGCCGTTGCTAATAGTGATTGTAATTCCCGCATAGTCTTCTGCGCTAAAGCCATACTCACGCATTACTTTTTCACGAAGTAGCGCAAGTACACCATTTAGTTTTGATGCGACAGGTGTTGGAATATCCACACGAGGAGCATCGTTTTCAGCAACTACTTTGAGTTTCTTTTTTTGAAAGTCCATAGTTATATTATATTACGAATAAGTGATTTGTGATAAGTTGTCACCTGTGTATAAAAGTGACTTGACCGTTGATATTCCGTCTGGTATATCGCCGGTCAGTTCAATTTCAGTCAGGTTGTCCCCTGTGTATGACAGCGTTTTTGTTATAGTAAGCCCCCCGCCTAAGTCATACACAATAGAGGTTAGATTGTCGCCCGTGTAGTTCAATTCATTAGGGTATGCTTTTAAGTTCTTTGATACTGTCTCAAAAGATACCCCGCCGATGTCGTCTAGTGCCTCCTGTAGTCCTGAAATATCGCCTATATCATAGGTTTTAGAGGATATAGAGCGTTGTAAGAAGTTCAAATGCTCAGTAGTCTTTTCTTGTATTTCAGCTCGTACTTTGACAATAAATTCACTTACATCTGCGTCCTTTCCGTCAACTCCATCTTTCCCGTCTTTACCATCAACCCCGTCCTTGCCGTCAATGCCGTCTTTACCATTTATGCCGTCTATTCCGTCCCGCCCGTCTTTACCGTCAATACCCTTTTCGCCCTGTAAAGGTGCAGGGATAAGTGGCTTTATAAGTTCAGAAAGCTCCTCAACGGTTGGTGTTTTACCGTCAATGCCTCTTTTGGCTTTTATCGTTATAGATTGTATACCGGCGACATGTTTCATATTACATAAAAGCTAGGAAGTTACCATTTGCTACAGCCCCACCTGCGGACGGAGCAAGGGCAACTATAATTGCTGCACGACCTGAGGAAGTAGAGACGAAATTCAATGTTGTTGATGCTGCCGGATTGATTGCTGCGTTGTTGTCTCCAAGTCCTACACCTCCTGATGCGTTAGAGTTACTTTGTCGGATAGTCGTGCCAGCCCCCGCCGTTGTTGCTGCGTTGACATTGGCAAAGGCACAACCTACAGCCCAACAGTCAACCACCCCCGGAGTTATAGAAATAGACTCTGTTGCAGCATTGTCTGCAGGATAACCCTCTTTAGCCTGTGCGTTTATAGGTGTTGTCTGGTCAGCTCCTGTATATGATGCCGACATTCCCACAAGAAAGCCTGAGCCGGAGCGAGACATCACAACATTGTTTGCCCCTGTTGCTGGTGCTATAAGGTACAACATCGTCAGACCTGATGGATTGTCTACATCTATTTGCGTCATACTTACACCGTTGTATGTACAGGTTATGTTATGCGACCCGTTGTCTTCTCCAGCTGCAAAGAGTACTCTATCAGAACCACTTACTGTATGCGAGAAAGTGATGCTTGCCGCTCCTGTTGTGGAGCCTGTTGCGTTAGAGTCAAATGCTATTGCCATAATCTTCTGCTATAGAAAAGGTGTTTACTAATTCAGCGAGTTCAACCTTGCCGGGCTTTCCGTCTTTTGGTACGACATACGCCCCGCCGTCAAATTCACAATATTCTCCTTTGCTTAAAATAGTTGTTGGTGTATCAACTTTTATTGTCTTACCGTGTGATTGTAGCCAAGTATGACCTTTGAGGGTAGGATTGACTGCGTTTGGTAGCGCAAGGGCATCATAGTCCTCTTGAGTACACTCGACAATAGCCTCTTCACCCGTTTCATCATTGACGAAAAAGTGGACATATCCCTCGCTTAAATAGTTTCGTTTTATTAGTTCTTCTTTCATATTATGCTTTTGCTACGGATTTTCTATAAATAGCCCCACGACCATAAGTGCCAGTTTTCTTATGACACGGGACACATAGAGTTCTTCCATTTGATACCTCGAAGCGGAGTTCCGGGAATAAAGCAAACGGCTGTATGTGGTCTGCGTGGAGAGCTAGTGTTGCTCCACGACCTTCGTGGTTGTGGTCACCACAATGAACACAGGTATAGTTGTCACGCTCAAATACAAGTGTCCTCCACGCCTTATATGCCCAACTTTGTCTTATCACTTTATCAGCAGTTCTTTTCCCTTCGTTTCGATATTGCCAAGAACATACTGTCGAGCAGAAATGTGCTGTTTCTTTCCTGTAGTTTCTTACAATGAAGTGATTAGCACACTCCCAGCAAACCAGAGTGACTTTTGGTGGGTATTGACACTCTTTAGAACAATACTTATGTCGAATAACCCAGTTCTTTACCGACTCATTTTGAGGCTTCTTTATTTCTTTCTTACAAGTTATACAATCTTTTTTCATATGTGTCAAGCCGAAGCTATTATTCTCCACTTAGAAGTTGCACTGTTCCATACAAAACCAACATCAAGTCGTGTTGAAATGACGGTTGTTGTAGGAAGTGCCACTGTTGATGCCTCAAATGATGACCCCCAAGTAATAGCACGAGCCGTGCCGTTATCTGTAAAGTCTATTCTTAGCATATCACCCTCAACAGGAGTCCCCGAAAGGTTAGTCGTCATTGAGGTAATAGCCGCTGCAATTGCTGTCAAGTGTACAGCATCATAGTTATCAGTGTTTATTGTAGGAGTAGCCCCCGGACCTGATGTGGACAGTACACGCTTAGTGATACGCTTATTAGTGAATGTAGTAGTAGAAGATGCTGTTGGTAATGTCTCAATTTTGTCATATACAGCATTCTTTGTTGGTACTTCTACGCTTGCATTCCAGCCAACACCGTATGCCTCATCGGGTACAGACTGGTCCGCCGTCCAAGTGTTTGCGTTGTTAAGATTTATACCTAGAGCGGGTGTTGCATCAACATAAGTAAGAGTGCTATTGACCATTGCTCCCACGGCATCTTGCGCTTGTTCGTCAGTGTATTGCGTGATAGTTGAAGATATAGAGCCAGTAACATCATTGTATGAAAGACCCGCTCCGACATTATTCCCCACTGCATCTTGAGCAAGTTCATCTGTATATTGTGTAATGGTACTTGATATAGACCCCGTACCATCATTATAAGAAAGTCCTGCACCTACAGCATTCCCGACAGCGTCTTGCGCCATTTCATCGGTATATTGAGACGGAATAGACGGCAAGTTGTCGAGGTCGTTGTAATCATTAGAAAACGCTGTTGCACCAAGTGATGCAATGTCAGCTTTTAGGTCGAGTGCGTTTTGCAGGTCTGTCTGGTCTGATAGTGTACCAGTAATAGCACCCCATACGCCACCCCCGCCCCCTCCGCCAGTAGTGTTTTTCCACTTTCCTAGAGTAGAGTCGTATGTTAATGCTTGCCCATTTGTAGGGTTTGTAATGACAACATCAGCAAGTTCTGTGATGTTGTAAGTACGAGATGCCTGCTTTGAGAATACTTGCGCTCTACGGTCCATGTCCTTTGACATTTCTTCACGAATAGCCTCCTCAATTTTCTTAAGTTCTTTGATTGTTAGCTCTTTACCGTCCTTGCCGTCTTTACCATTGATACCGTCCTTACCATTAGTACCATTGATACCATTTACGCCATCAACTCCGTCTTTACCGTCCTTGCCTGCATCTCCTTTGTCGCCTTTCTCGCCAGTATCGCCTTTTTCACCTTTCTCCCCCTGTATTCCTTGCTCTCCAGTATCGCCTTTATCTCCTTTGTCGCCCTTTTCTCCAGTATCGCCTTTATCACCCTTTTCTCCTTTATCCCCTTGCAAGGTAACAATGTCAGCGTCCTCAATATCCAAAGCCACAACAGAACCCTCTTTTGATTGTGTTTGAATAGCTTTTTTTACCTCTTGTTGTGCAATCAAAGCCATCTCAAGTAATGGCTCAAGGTCTTTTATTGCCTCCGCTGTTTGCGCCTGTGCCTCAAGACTTGCAGTAGCAATATCGTTTGACTCCTCCCGTTGCATGTGGGAGTCCATCAAGATATTTTCTAATATCTCATCTGTAGTGTTTTCAATTGGTAAGTTTTCCTCCATATCATTTTACATCTGTGCCTATTACATTCCCAAGAATTCCGCCCGATGTGTCCTGTACTACCTGTGGCGCACCTAGTCCGTATGCCTCTTTTGCAAGTTGTTTTGTTACATTAGTAAGCGGGTTTGCTTTCACTGTATCAACTATTGTGTCATCAAGTAGTCCAAGTATTGCTTGCTCTTGTCCTTTTGTTGTTTTACCTGTTACATTATTTAATAACCCTTTCACCGCCTCAACTCCCATTTGCTTAAAGTTTACATCTCCTCCTTGCGCTCGTCCGATTGCCTTTTCAACTGCTCCCCGCAAGCCGGTTGTTGCTTGAGTTCCGTACACATCAGTAAGAGTGTCTGCAAATATAATCTGCTTTACTGCACTTTCTTTTACAGGTATATTGTAAGCCTTTGCAATGTCTTCTATTGCTTGTATTGTTTTTAAAATATCACTTCTTCCAGCCCCCTCACCTAGTACACGGCGCATTATAGAGCCAGCTTTAATATTGGCAAAAGTACCGTCATCAAGGTTAAACTTTGTACCCATAATATCAGCAACCTCATCGAGTGCTTTGCGGGTCATTGCATAGTCAGTATTTACTTTGTTATAGTCTGCAAAGTTCGTATCTAACACGCCATCAACACTGCGTCTAAGGTCTTTTACAAGCCTTTCAGCATTACCCAACGCACCCTCTCCAGTCTTTTCAAAGTTTACTAGCTCATCAAGTGCTCGTTTTGTTCTATGTATAGCAAGCCCATCATCTGCAGTATTTAGCACTTCATTGTATGCCTTTTGTATAAGGCTCATTGCCTTAGGGTTTGTCCTAAGCTCAGAGCCAGTAAAGTTAAATTTACCGTCATCAGCAAGCTGTACACCTGCATTTGATAGTTTAGCCATAAAGTCATCAAGAGCCGGTTGTGCGCTTACTGGCTTACCTGCAAGTGATTGTGCTACTACATCAAGTTGCTTTCCAAAGCCTTTATTGAGGCTTTCTAGCTGTCGTACTGGCTTGAGTAATGTCTCGCCCACAAGGTCAGCCGGTCTGTCAATAACCGTCTTATCTTTTGCCGCCTTTTGTGCAAGCTCAAGCATTTTGCGTGCAGTGATTTTATCTTCTGCACTCATAGCTTTAATAACTGCTACATTTGATTTGTCTATGCCTGATTGTATAGCTTGTATACCTTTAGGGTCTGCCACTACTTGCCCATCAGCAAGTTTTATCTTTGCAAATTGCTCACCTGCATTGTCTCCACTTTCAATAAGTGCCTTTAATTCTTGTCGTCTTTGACTTATGCCGTTGAGCTTACCAGCTGTGCCTCCAATAACACCCCCAAGGACACCTCCTGAAACTCCACCAGCTATTCCTCCAATAGTACCTTGCAATGCTGCATCGCCTAATGTGCCTCCTTTATATAAAGACTCTCCTGCACCTCCTAATAGCCCCGTAGTGCCTCCTGCAATAGCTCCTTGTGTAGCTCCACGCAATGCACCCTGCAAAAAGGTTGACGCTACCGGCTGTACTACTTTTGGTGCAAGTATGCCTCCTGCAAGATATGAACCAGCCTTTAGTGCTTGCCCTGTTATTTGACCTGTTGCTCCTTGTCCGAAAGCCTTTTGTTGGTCTACTTTCATTCCTAGATATGAGCGTGCTTGCCCCTCATTAGCCATTTGCTCGTACCCTTGCTGTATATTTTTACCTAGTATGCCAGTACGCCCCACTGTCTCAGCAAATCTGTCTGCAGGTGTAACAAGTAGAGTATTTATAGGGTCAGTGACAACTGCCTTTAAAATATTACCAGCAATATTTTCTTGCTGTGGTCGTACCTGTTGTGGTGGTCGTACAAGTTCCCCCGGCTTACTTACAGGAGGTGGTACTCCATACTTTTGCTCGTACTCCTCTCTTGTCATTTGTATTAAAGCCATACTAATTTGTTATTTGAATAATCTCTTCTTCTTTTGTTTTAGCATTTATTGCGTTTACCACATCAAGCACATCTCCCTTATTATAATTTTTACCTGTAAAAGTAGCACCTATAGCTTGTGCAACTGAACCTAACGCACTGTCACTATCAAGTGCCGCTCTAACTTCTGCAGGGCTTACGGTTGTCTCTTTTCCGGGAGCGTCAGATTGCTTTTTGTAAGCAACAAGTGATGCTGCGTCTGCGTCTGATAGATTGTATATGTCATCTGCGGTTAAAGTACCGGCATCGAACTTATCTGCAAGACTTACTCCTGCTTTGTCAGTGTATTGTTGCAGGGTTGACTTTGCACCAGCTCTTGCACTACGCAAAGAGTTTACTTCTTTTTGATTAAGTCCTACGAATTTAGGGTCAGTACCTGCATAAAAGCCTTCTTTAGTAAACTCGCTCATTCCCGGCACAAAAGCACTAGGGTCAACAGCTTTTGGAGCATATCCAACAACCTCATATTCACCCGTAGCAGGATTGATTGCCATTCTTCTTTGTCCCTCTGAAAGGGTAAATGCACTCTCTTGAGCAAGTTTTCTATCAGCCTCAAGTTTAGCGTTTGCTCGTGCCGCCTTTTCATTATTAAAGCCTAGTGCAATATCATCTTGTGAAAAGCCGTACTCCTTAGCTATTTTTTTGAGGTCATTAGCATCTATTTCTGCAGGGTCAATTCCTTGGTCAATAAGCTGTGATGCAAGTTGTGAAAGGCGTGATTGTCTCCGCTCTTGTGCGGTTGTGAGGAATTGCATATAGTTTTGCAAGCCCTCTTTTAGAGCTTGTCGTTTTTGTGCTACCTCTTGTGCTGCACTTTGCTTTGCAAGTCCTAGAATACTATTTATCTTTGCAGCCTGTTCTGCTCGTATAAGGTCAAGTTGTGCTGTATTTTGTTTATTTACATTAGCGTCTTCTGCTTGTCCAAATGATGAGCCTAGAAAGCCACTGCGAGCCTGTATAGCCCTTGCAGAGCCTAGTGTCCCCCTGTTCTCTTCTTGTTGTTGACTCAACATCTGTGCATATATTTGATTTGTTGCGTCTATTTCTGCTTGAAACTCCCGCAATTTGTCCTGATAAATACGATTAGGGTCAATTTGCTGTTCAATATCTCTTTGTGCAATTGAAAGGGCTTGATTTGCCGCACTGTCTGCTCTTTGACTTTCTGTGCCTGCATACTGTGCAATTTTAGGCTGTTTTGTAGCTCCTAGTGTACCAACAGACACCTCAGGGGTTGAGCCACCAAAGTTTTTGTTTGTGAGAGTATTAGTTTTAGGCTTAGGGGTTACGGCGGAAATACCACTGTTAGGGCTTGCGTCACCTCTAAGTGACAATGCTTTAAGTGCAGATGCACTATCAGTAGCATCAAGAGTTCCCATTCCACCTGTTTTTGTTGCGTAGTTAAATGTAGCCATATTAAGAGTAGTATTCGCTTACAATCACAATTGCCGGCGCACCTGCTCCTCCAGCTTGGTCATTTGTTCCAGTAGAGAAACCACCAGCCCCGCCACCTCCGTAACCAGCACCAGCCCCACCATCTCCCGAAGATGCACGAGCAGGACCACCAAAACCTAATACACTATCTCCTCCAGCACCGTTTCTTGACCATGCAGCAGTAGTGTCAGAGCCTCCAAAGCCAGTTTGCCCCGTTATATTTACATCACCACCAGTGGCAGTGCCTCCTGCAGCTCCTGCAGCTGCGTTTGGTCCTGCACTTGTGCCATTGTTAGCAGAACAGTGAGAGCCAAATGATGATACTGCTCCAACTGCACCAATTGTAACAGTTTCAGTTGCTCCTAAAGAGGCAACAGGAATAAGTTTTTTAGCATATCCACCAGCACCGCCTCCGCCGGCTCTCATATCTGTAGAAGTTGAACTTGAGCCATTGCCTCCAGCTGCTTGTACTTCAACAACAACATATTTTAACCCTGATGGCTTTGACCATGTAGCAGGCGATGCTGCATTTAAATATGTACGCACTACTGGAATGCCTGTTGCGCTTGCATTGTAATCTTGAGTAATAAATTTGTTTGTCGATGACGGCGTTCCAAAAGTAGAACCACCAGCCATTGCGTCTTTTTCACCTTTAATAGGAATATTAACATCAGACGGCGTGAATAATATTTGTGTTGTTGACCAACCTATGCCCACAATTGCACCAGTAACAGAAGTGCCAATATTGCCTCCTGTTGTAGAGCCGTAGTACTTAGAGCCTGCAGTAAGGGCTGTAAAGCCTGCACACACGCCCGAGAGATGAATAGTGACACCATTACCAGCCGTTGCAGTGCTTATAGCAAATCCTGTTCTTACTCCCTGATAGGTTGAAGTATCGTCAGTGTCAACTTTCCACCAGCGTTGGTCTGCCTCTTTAAAATAAACAAATTGTGGAGTAGTTGCTCCTGTGAGTGACTCACCCGCTGTGCCGCTTACTGTTTGTGCAGAAAAGTTTACTGTACCACCTGCAACAACTGACAACACATACGCAACAGTAGCTAGTTCTTTAGGGTCTGAAAGTGTAGGTGCTGTATCATAGAAAAGCGGACTGCTACCGTCCAGCCCATCTTCTCCAGCAATCATTGATGCCACTACTTTAAGAGCAATAAAGTCTGTAATGATAACAGATGCTCCAACACGATGCGCCCTAAGTGCTCCTGATGTTAGTACTCCCTGTCTACTCACATTTTGCACACTTGACACTGTAGAGCCTGAAAGTGTACCGAAAAAATACTCTTTTGAAGAAGAGCCGTTGTCTATGGTAAAACAGTACGAGCCAGCCGGCAATGCTTCGCCGTCATCATCTGTTACAGATGAGAGGTCAAAAGTCGTTCCGCCTATTGCAACGGCGGTTGATAGTTGTGTTTCAAAGTCAGCAATAATGCGTGGTATAACCATAATATTATGTAAAATATACCCGTCTACTATAAGTATATAGTATAGGATTGATTAAGGATAAGTAATAAGTGTGGATACTCATAATTAAAACTCAGGGTTTGCCATATCAGTAGTCTCACCGTCAAGCGATACATTCTGTTTAGAACGATACTTGCTTGGCATCTTGTCGCTGTAAGTGAGTATGTCGAAGTCAGTAATACGGTCAACAGATGCGTAACCAATACCCCCCGCCACTAGTCGTATAATTCTCTTTCTAAACTTTTGAGTCTTTAGTCGTAATTCTATGTAGTACTGATACACATTTGTGACATCTCCTCCTCCAACAGTATCAGAGCCAACAAGTGCCGTTCCTATTGCAAATGAAGTGCCGTAGTCAACATAATCTCCTGAGCCTAAAATAGTGCCTACAAGATAAGGACTGTTGTTATCTAGTAAAAGATACACCTCAATGTTTTGGTCAGGCGATATTTTGCCTTTTATACGAAGTCTGCGGGTCTTTTTTAAGACATCACTACCATATACTTCACCCTTACTATCCCAATAATTAGTAATTGAAGTACCAACATCGTCAAAGCCAGTAAACATCTCATAAGTTGTTTGCGATACAGGGTCCCCGCCGTAGAGATATCCTGTAGACTTTGCACTTGTGCGTATACCGTAGTATGTAGCATCTACTGTTTTGTTTATTACATCACAAAGCAACAGTCTATTGTTCTCGAGGCTGTCATATTTACAGCCAATAATGATGTATTTGTCCCAACTATCAAGCAGACAGTCAGAAAAGCTATACAAAGCGAAGTTAAACTGTGGGAATAACTCTACTGCATCAAAGTTATCTCCTAGCGGATTGCGTTGAATAATGCCTACACGAGGTTTACTAGGGTTTGCGGTATTCATGAATATAATACCTTGCCCTGTAGCTACTGCAGAGCGTAACGATGGCACGCCGATATCCACACGGAATATTTCGTTAATTGAAGTACCGTCTGAGAGCGTGTCAGATGCCCCGATATAGAAACGATAACAAGAGTTCTTTTTGATTGAGAAATAGTTACCGTCTAATACAAGCACTGATTGTATTGCGTCACCTCCTGAGTCCTGTCGTATCACAAAGCCCTCTCCAGCGACACGAGTTGCCGCCTTTCTAAAGTCAGTCACTCCTCTAAGGTTTGAGTTCTCCCATTGATAGCTTACTGTACCAACGCCGGCATTGCTTACAGTATACGCTCCCGATGTATAGTTGATAGTTCCTGTGCCTCCTAGTGAGCCAGTGAGTACTCCATTGAAGTTGTCAGTGTATACCTCCCCGCTTGCTGTGATAGTAATAGTCACGCCGAAACATGTGCGTGTAGCCCCTCCCGCTTTAAATGCTAAAGTACCGGTGAGTGATGTTGTTGCCTCTCCTGATACTGTAGTGTATACACCAGTCCCGCCCGATACTGCCACTTGTGTGTCTATCCATGAGCCGTAAAGCCCCGTAGGGTCTTCTGCACGCCCCCATAGTATGGTGCGCCCTTTGTCTATAATACCAAAGCCCTTGAAGTTGATTGTTGCATCGTAGAGTGATGTGTATGAAGTAGGGTTTGCTGTTGCTATCTTATAGATGCCGTCTATGCCGAAAATGTACACAAACGCCCCTGCAAGTGACTGATAGTTAGCAAAAGTATAGTCAGCCTCTTCTGTAAGCCCTGTAATGACATCAGTCCATGAAGAGCCAACAAGTACTTGTATTTTAGTATTTACCTTGCGGAAATGTACTGCTGTACCGTTAGCTTGATAGCCTATATGCTCGCCGTAGTTCTTACCCGCCGCTCCTTGCCCGCCGATTGCCTGTCTGCCATAGGTAAGCTCAATGCGCCCGTCATTAGTAGTCCATGAAAGACTATCACTTGCAGCATCTTGAGGAATAACTTCATTTGGTAGCATGTTATGCGTACCTGAGGTAAATACTTCAATAGATTGCTGTTGTGTACTCATAGTTGTACTAGATTGCTATTCCAGTACGCCATGTCTTCAAGGTATGAATTAGCAAGTGCAACATTTTCTCCAGCGTATGATTTAGCTTTGTCTGATAGTTGAAGTATAAAGTCCTGCGTTGCCATAAGATGCACAAGGATAGGGTGGAAACGAGCAGGGAATACAGGCGATGTGCCCAGAGTTATATCAGACGGTACAGATGCATAGTCGAACTCCACGCTTTGTGCGGTTGTAGGCTGTACAGTAAAGTATAATCTTGAGTTTACGATGTCGATGTAGCACTTATTGTTGTCTGTTCTAACTGTTCTTCTGTCGCTCCATGATACAACATCGTAAGGGTCATAATTAGCTCCCACATATACTACAGGTCGCTCTGCATAATATGAGCGGTCTGTGTAGTTCTTGTTAGGTACAAGGAAAGCAAAGTCACTTGGTAGCGATATATAAGGCACTGTAGTACTTTGTGTAGCTGTGTGTGACTTCTTGAGTATCTCCCACGGTCTGTCAGCCATGAGTTTTTGGTATACCCGATTAAGAATACGCAACTCTTCTGCACTTGAAAGTTCAGTCAAATCACTCACTTGCAGTTCAAAGTCTGTAATTATTTCAGCTCCAGTCATGTGTATTAGTTAGCGGGTAAGTTCCCGTAGCCCGCCCTCCATATAGGAGAGCAGAGACGAAAACCTATGCTGCGTTTACGAGAACATCAAGGAATTTCTTAGCACCATCTGCGAAGGTTTTTACACCTGCTAGGTATGATGAGAAGACATTAGTTCCTCTTCGGTCTGCGGTAACTCGCATGTCAACTGGCTTCATGTCCTGAACAACGAGGTCAATAGCTCCTTTCTTTCCAAAGTATGCGTGAACAAAGTTTTTGTCCCACGCATCTGTTGCGTCAGTAAAGGTTTCACTAAGAATTAGACGCCCTGAGCCTGTACCAACAATAGTCATTTTGTTTGTCGTATTGTTGTTTGTAGCTACAAGTCGTAGTTGGTCTTGAATGATAACCTGATTAGCAGCAGATAGAGCAACACCTCCTGCAGTTGTAGTAGCAGGGTCGTTGATAAGAGCTGTAAGGTTTGCGCGAGTAGCATCTGCTGAACCACCTAGGTCAACATCTCCGGGGTTTGTAGGAGATGCAACGAATGTGAATGTGATGCCGTTGATAACTACAGTGTCATTTGCTGTAGGCTCTGTAGCAAGTCCAAGGACTGCCTCTCCTGTAAGGTTTTCTGATACATAAAGCTGTGCATTTGACACATCTCCAGTGTAACCATTTGAGAATGTTGAGCCAGCAAGGTCAATGTTCTTTCCGAGCAAGTACTGAGTGATGTCAGACGCTGCGTAAGAGTCAACTACAAACACCATGTTTGTGTTTACGAGTTGATTGTTAGCACGGCGGAGCTTTGCACCCATTCGAGCAACGAGCTGTGGAACAGTTGTGCCGTTTAGAGTGATTGCTGTACCTGTTGAAGATAGAGTTGTAAGGTCACCATTGTCGAAGTCGTAGGTTGCATTAAGCACTTCTGCGAAACATCGTGCATCGAGGTCTTGTGCGACTTTGATTGCAATTTGTGAACCAATCCATTCTCCCGGGTTAAGAGGTCCTGCTTGTGTAACTTCACCATCAGACACATGGAATGCTGCCTCTTTTTCAAGGTTGATAGTTAGAAGTTCACCACTGTCAGTAACACTGTCGATAGTTGATGCACTACCTCGTGTTACATTTCGTACACGAACACTTGAAATGTCTACTGCAACACGCTCAATGCTTTCTCCGTACTTAAGAGCCGGCTCAAAGCGGGTGTTCATAATCTCCTTAGCCACGAGGACTTTTTGGAAGATTTCCTGATAAGAATTGTCGAACGCTGTCTTGAAGTCTGTTAATGCCATAAAGGGAAATAAGAATTAGTAATATCTATTTCCCCGTCTTTTAGATTAAAAACGAATTCGTCTGTGCAAGTCTTTGTTATACTCTGCCTTTAATCGAGGGTTGCTCAATATAGTGGAGAGATAAGTATTGTCTTTCGACGCTCTTGCATAGTCTATCGTTTCAGGCTCTTTCCCGCCTGCCGGAGTTGTGTTTTCTACGGTACGCTTTCCGGTCACTGCGTTGCCGTATGCTTCTTCTATCAATTGTGAAATGGTCTTGCTAGCATTGCTCGGGTCTTTAGCTAAAGTCTTAATGATGCTTTTGTTTACTACCTCAGCGAACTCAGGGACATTGCCCATTGCTACACTGAAATGCTCATCAAATGCCTCATCGAACTTCTTTTTGCTTTCAGCCTCACGGAGCGGTTGCAACTCTGCCTCACGCTCAGCTGCCGCAACTTTTCTTGCTTTCTCTGCTGCTGCTGCAGTCAGTTCTGCTAGAAAGTTACCGTCAACCTTGTATTTGTCAGCAAGTGCAGTAATATCGTCTGATATTTCCACCTTTTGCGCACCTTGAGCAATCTTATCTTCGAGGTCTTTGACCGCTTTGCGAAGGTCCTTGTTTTCAGTCTTCGTGTCTAGGTAAACCGATAGCGGGACACTTTTGTCCGTCACTTTCGTATCGCTAGGTGTAAGGTCTGCAACAGTAGGTTCTTTTGGCTGCTCTTGCACAATAGGTGTTTCTGCTTTCACCTCAGGGTTTGGATTGTCCTGTACAATATCTTTTGTCGTATCTGACATAAAGTAAAACCGTTTTTACAAAGTCGGCACTTTGAAGTTCTTTACCGCGCTCAAGCGTAATAGATATTTAGAAGTATCCCTACTTCCCGTCTCTATACTCATAATAGCACCACAGTGTCAATATGTTCAATGTATTGTGTGGTGGATAACCCATTCCTTTTTAAGCAAGACGGGGGCGCTTATGAGAAATGGGTTGTTCACCACGCAATATATCTACTCTATTTCACCGAGTGTTTCTTTAATAACCTTGCGTGCATCGTCTCTATTCTTGCCCGCCCGCTTAAAGGTAAGCAAGAGAGTAAGGTTTGCACGAAGTTTTGCACAACGGGTCACTAACTGTTCAAAAGATGCTGTCTCGTATTGATACGCTAGCTGGTCAAGAGTGTTGGCAACATCATCAGTCAATGCTTTTATGATGGCTTTGCCTCCGTCTTGGTCCGCAATTGCAGCAATACTTCCGTACAGCTCTACATCGTCAAGAATAGGCTCTAATTCAGCTTTTCCTTGCTCTCGTATCTTTGCTCGTGTCCCCGTGTCTTTCATATTAGTCAACTATTTTTGCAACAGCCTCCTCAACTACTTCCTCTTGTGTTGGTAAAATGTCGAGGTCAAGTTCTTTTGCGATGTGGATAAACTCCTCCTCGCTCTCTTTGAGTACATCTTCTACTTCTTTGAGCTTTGGTGGAATACCACGAATAGGGTCAATAAGTGCCTTTGCCTCATAGTACATGTGACATGTGTACAACTGCTCAAGCGTCATGTCTTTTACAAAAGGGTGGTGGTGTTCAATGTTGTCACATTTCTTTGTTTCAATATCGAGCTTTCCTTTAAGTTCTTTAATAACTCGTCTTGCGGACTCTTGGTCATTAAGCATCTGTCGTGGTGTAAAATCTGCTTTAATGTTTGACTTTTCAATAAGAGTTTCTAGTGCGTCATCATCTGTCTTCTTCACAGAGTAAATATACCCGTCATTCATACGATTATTTTGTTAAACGATTAATATCTCCCGTTTCAGGGAGCACCGCAGGGTCAGGCTCGACCTGCTCCGCTACGGTTGCTCTCTTGGTGTTTGTTTGTCCTGTCTGTAGAGGGGCTTGTGCTTGGCTCATAATAGCCTCAAGTCGCATCTTAAACGCTACTTCCTGTGCTTGGCGTGTCATGTTTTGTACAATAATCGGCTCAAGTGACTCTACATAAAGAACAATGCGTTGTATCTGTTCAGCATTAAGATGCTCTGCGTTCTGTCGTAGGTAGTCAACAAATCGTTGCTTGTATGCAGTATTAGCTCCCACATTAGGGGTAAGGTCTTCACCGTCAAGTAATGCCTCAATATCTCTGTCTGCCTCGCTCATAATGTTAGCGTTTCCAAAATCGCTGTTGTCCATAAGTTGGCGGATAGTGTCTTCATTAAAGCCGGCAATAGTTGCCTTTATCTCAAGAGCTTTCTTTTGATTGACTAGAGGGTTTTGACTTTCTGCATTAAGGAATGCAATGCGAGCTGTCTTCTCCTGTTGTGACATTGCACTTTCAGCACTTGAGCTTTCTACCATAAGCCCGAACTTATCGTCTTTGCGGAATATATCTCGGCGTGATACTTCCATAAGGTTGACTCCGTCAGGTCCTAGAATATCAATAGCAATACGCTTGATAAGATGCTCTTTTACTCCTGCCTCCCATAGTCTAGCAAAACGCTTATAACCAAATGCGTATGACTTATTAAGTAGTCCGAAACGGTCTGATGTATTAAGAGTATTACCCTCATATACTGTTGCAAGTTCTTCCTCTCCAACTCCCTTTGCGCTAGCTGTTACACCGCTACCTTTCTCTTGTATGCTTTCCAATAGTGAAAAGAGCTTGATAGGTGTGTCAATACTTGGCGGGCGTATGAACTGTAGAGCCTTTCCAATATCAGTGCCGGCATTCATTCTGATATAGTTGCCTCCTCTTTGATATTTAAGCTCTGCAAGGTTTTTAATAGAACCAACATCTACCGCCTTTTGTGGCTTGTTTATTTCTTCTGTATTGTCTATAGCTTGATTGATAGTGACATTTTGTGCCATGAATATCTCACGCACATAGTCACAATATGACGGAGTCCAAAACTCTGTGAGGTCAGGGAATACTGCATAAGTCCAGTACCACCATAAGCCACTTTCAAATACTTCTTCTATAGGCTCAATACGAATTGCTGTACCGCCTATCTCGCTCATAAGCATGTAGTACCGCTTGCCCTTATAGGTTGTACCCCACCGCCAAAACTTAAACTTGTCAGGGTCACTTATTTCTTTTGTGATAAGTGTAGTGTTTTGTGCTGCAGTTCTATTGCGTTGATTAGTTGTCTCTTGTGTAGCGTCTGTAGCGTTTCCACTTCCTTGCAAAAGCTGTGCAGCCTCTGTGCGTAGGAATAGCCCGCTTTTTATACCCTCCTCAATCTCATGTCGTGAGAGTACAACGCCGTAATCTCCTATGAACTTAGCTTGCTCTACATCAATCCCGCCCGCACTAGGGTCAATAAGGAAGTCATACACATCAACATTGCCTAGATGTGGACAATAGCCATCGTAGCTATCCGCATAGTATGAATAAATGGCACGCCCATAAATAGCACCTTGCTTTTTACCCACAAGGTCTTTAATATTCCAGTCATCACGGTCTTGGTCTATGTTACGAAGTGCATTGAGCCACTCAACACGCATAAGCTGTGACTGCTTTCGCTTGGTAAACTTAAACGATAGAGGTGTATCAATCTTTGAAAGGAGTGTATGCACGAATTCCTGCATGCGTCCGAGGTCTACATTAGCTCGTGAGGTCTCATCAGTACCTAACTTCTTCCCATAGTACAGGTCTTCATTGAGTTGCCAGTTGCGTGTCTTGCCTTGCTTATAGTTTCGTGCAAATTGTATCTCACGAATTGCTTGCGAGATTATTTTTTGTCTGTCTGCATACGATACTGACGGCATATTACCTATTAGTATAGTATCAGTATGTAATTTTGTATAATGGGGTGTGTATAACTACATGCCAATTGACGAGTAGATAGGCTTTTCCGGTACATATTCCTCATCATTGTTGTCTTTTTCTTCTGCTTTCGTTGCAAAACCTCTCATTTGCCACCCAATTGCACACGCTGTGAGTAAATCGTAGTGTTTAGTAGCTAGTCGAGGGTCAATTTCCTTGTCCATCATGTCATTGCGTGTGTATGCACGAGCCTCTTTGATAAGGTCAGGGTCATTTAATGCTATCAAGCCTGTCTCTATTGCTTTAGAAAGGTCTGAAAGCATGCGTGGCTTTGTGAGCGCATTAGTTTCCCACCCGTACTCAACAGGTCTGTCAATACCAATCTTAGTGTCATCACGCTGTGTCCTGTGTATCTTGTGCGTAGGGTATATCTGCTTGAGCCTGCCTAGTGTTGCATGACCGTGATTGTTCTTTTCCGGCGCAATGTAGCACTCACCAAATCTTTCACCTTGTCGTGCAAGCTCATCACCGAAAGTGTCAGGAGCTATTTCGTTATTGTGATAGGTTGCCACTACTTGAGCGGGTACTGTTGAAAAGTCTATGAGTACCGAAGTGCTACTGTCTAGCCCAACCCCTCCCGCAACATCGGCTCCCATAGCATACGCATGGTCAGCTTTATAGTCTTTAAACATCTTAAAGCCCGCAATAGTCTTGAGGGGTGTTAGCTTTTCCATTTTGTCTATGCTCTCTCTATCAAAATAGGTGTCTTTACTCAATGCAGGGTTTTGTAAATACTCTCCCTCTGCATCATCAGCACTTGCAAGGATAGTTTCGCAGTCTTGCTTTGAGTAGCGTGATGCCCACATAGGATTGCCCGCCTTATCCACTAAAGGTGTAATGAGTACAATGTTTGCATCACTCGCACGCTCAACGAGCTTGTGTACATTGCCACGCTCTGATAAATAGTTACAGGTAGCAACAAAGCCCCCGCCCTTTGCTAGTCCCTCAATTGCCTCTTGCATGTTATCCCATATACTCTTTGTCTTTACCGCCGAACGCAAGGTATTTCTTGTCTCAAAGTCATCGAACCATATCACATCAGGTCGTGCGTCCTCTTGTATTTGCCCTCGCTGGTCACTTCCTACCGTATCAGCAAGCACCTTTACACCTGTTGAAGTGGTAAAGCTACTCATAGTTTCTTCACGCTTTTGTGTCGTCTTGGCGAATATCTCTTGATAAAACATACGCACCCGCACATCAATAAGCATGTTGTATACATCAGTAACGACTTGCTTTGCGTTTCCGTTATCTTCTGACAAGACTTTGATATACCGCCGGCTGTGGTCCGCATCGTTAGCTATACAGTACGCAATAAAGAGCTTGGTGTTTGTTGTTTTAGAGCACCCACGAAAGCCACAGTTAGTGAATGAGCGGGCAACACCTCTATATACCTTGAGATTGTCTAGGTTCATCTCATTGTGAAATGGAGCATCTTCACTCTTAAAGAACTTCGGAAAGAAGTAGTTAGCCCATAGTTTATATTTAAATAGCACCCTTTCATCAGAGTCTTTTGAGGAGAATTGAAACAACGCCCGCACCTCTTGTATATCTCCTTTAAGGAGTATTTCCTTTATCAGTGTTTTGCTCATCGTTTAATACTGCATTTAATGCTCTATCCGCCAACGCCTCATGCTCTTGCGCTGGTAGTATTGATTGACCGTTAGTGGTATGGTCTATGCTTTGTAATGGCTTACCATACACACGGTCTTGCAAGTCTTTAAAGTAGCTGTATTCCTTTCTTGCTCTAAGAAAGCCTATTTGAAACAGCTCCTCTTCTAGCTCATCAACAGTCTTTCCCTCCTTTTCTCCTATCTTCTCTAATGCTCTATAGAACTTTGTTTTAAATGACTCTGCTCCTGTCGGTCTACCTTTAGGATTGCCACTTTGCCCCGGCTTAAATAACCACGGCTTATCGCTCTGTTTTTCATCTGTTTTTGCACTATTTTGGTGTATATCGTCCATATTGTTTAAAATAAGCTCACAATAAAGCTACATACTAAAAACATAGCTATTAGTGATACTATCCATAGTGTAAATATTTGCATCATATATTATTCATAGTCCTCGTCTCTCCTCTCCATAGTATACTCTAACTTTATTTTTCTATATGCGTTTCTGTTAGCAATTGAATTACAGCTAGTACAGCTATTACCATTATCATAGTATCTTTGCTCTGTCATAGGTATCTCTCTCTCACACATAACACAATTAGGCTTAATCCACTCCCGCCAAATTTCAACCTCCGACCACATTTCCAATTCCTTTCTTTTCTGCACTTCCTTATCACTTGTTGTTGGTCTTGGTGGTCGAAAGTATTCCATAGGCTTAAAATATCTGTGCTAGTAAGGCTATTATCCCTATTACTACCCCGAGTGCCAGTATACATAGCCCTGTAAGCCCCAAAATGCCCCCTAGAAGCTCCGCAAAGCGTGCATCAGTCATATTGTCAGCCTGCCATTTCAAATGCTTACACCACTCTATAAAGTCTAAATATATATATTTCATATACTTTGTATTATACGGTATATATCGTATAAGTAAATATCACTGCTGTGGATAACCACAATTTGGACATTCTTTCGCCTCTCCCTCTTCTTTCTGTTCGTTTAAAATATCGTCTGCTTTATCCCCAAGAATACTGTTCATATTAAAACCTGTTAGTTCTCTTAGGTACTCGTCCATTTCACTTAATTCTTCTGTTACCATGTCCATGTCCCAATCTGTCTCATTGAGCTTATTGTCCGCCAAACGGTACGCTTTAGCCTGCTCTTCTGTCAGGTCCGCCACTTTTACATGCTTTTGTATCTCTGCATCACTCCACTCAAGGTGTTTCATAGCCTCATATCTGCCATGCCCTACGATTATCACTCCCTCCTTATCCACAACTACCGGTTGATGCATACCAAACTCTTTGATTGAGTTCGCTATTTGCTCTATCTGCTTAGGCGGGTGCTTTTTGGCGTTTTTGTAATACGGCGTTATTTTCATATTACTCATATTGACTTGCTGGAATATACTCAGGCTCTTTTACCTCTACTGGCTCTATAGGGTCAGTATGTTCAAAGCCCTCTGCTATTTCCTTAAAGTCCATTTGTTCCTCCATAGGTTATTGATTAAGTAGTAATTCTTTTAATTCTTTAGATTGTGTGAACTTCATCTTGTTATACCCCGCAATTTTTCGCATACGCTTTGAAAAATTGTGAAATATAACCTTTGAGGGAATGCGTACTATTTCAAATACGCCTAATCCCTCCACCTCAAGTTTTCCGTCACGCAAACTATACAGAGCTTGTTTTAGCTCTGTACTCATTTGCACTTTAGGGTATATTTTTCTCGGTCTTCCTACTTTGTTTGTCATACAACTGCATTATTATTCACAATAAATACTTCTGCTCGTGGGTTGTTTTTATCTATCCCGCCAAACAATAGTCTCAATTCCGGCACACAGTCCCAACTGTCATCTTTCAATATCTTTTCATCAACAAGCAAATCCATTACACTTTCAGCTTTGTTTGTAAGGTCAAATCTGTGCGAGGTTGCTGCAAAGATATATATCTCAACATATGCACTCTTTAAAGGCAAGTGATTACGGACCGCAGCACTTTGCTTATTCCGCCAACTCCTCACCTCTAGCACCGCCCCCTTATGCCAAATACCATGTCCCTCGCTTGAGGTAATGAATGGCTTGCCCGTTATCTTATTAGTAAAGATGCGTTTGCTATTCTTCTTGGAGCTTGGCACTCCTGTTAAAATTATGGTGTCCACCTTTTAACTATAGCACCTACTTAAATAAATCGACAATGAGTAATCCACAGCTTTCTAAAAATTCTTCATCTTCCGGCGTTGGCTGGTAATTCTCTTTAGCTAAAAACTCAATAGTCTTTTTTAAATACTTCCGCTCTTCTTTAAATGAATGTCCTACCCGCTCATGACACTCTCTGCACAACACACTTGCATTAAAAGGGCTTGCACTGCATCTACCTCGTATGTGATTAAGTTCTAGGTTTCTGTTGCGCCCGCACTCATCGCAATCATACCTATACATAAAAATTGCTCTCGTTCTCCAATCAAAAGGATTTTTCAATTTCATATTTTAATTATAGGGTACAGTTATTTTCTCTGCATAGCCTACCGCCGAGAGAGTTTATACAAACCTATGTAAAGAATATATGTAGAGACTATTAAGTAAAAGAGAGAATAAGAAGATAAAAATGCCAATTTTTGTTCTTTTCTCTTTTCACTACTTTGATGACCTTTCAGCTCGCATTCGTGTTCTGCACTTTTCTTAATAGCTGCCTCTTACTTATCCCCATATGCAGAGGAGCCGTCTAGGCTCCCTAGTATCTGAGGACAAGCAGTACCGTTTTTTTGTTTTGTGTGGAGTGGTAAATCCTCGCACAAACATATTCTTATTGTCCCATTAATACAAAGTTCGCTACCCCATTGCGAGTGATAGCGAACTTTGTACGCAATGGTATCTATTATAATAATGCGTAACTTTGTATTTGTACAACTTATGTCTGTGGATAACTCTGTGTATGCTGTGGATAACAAAAAAGCCCCACTGCGGGAACAGTAGAGCTTTCGTGCTTTAGTCATTCAACAATCCTTTCGAATTGCTTTTTTATTATACCATAAATGCTCAAATACACGCAAACCGCCCCTGCTCGGCGGTTTTATGTGTCTCTGCCGACTCAAGGAGTTGTCGGTTACTACCTATTATATGGCGTATGTCATTTATTGTCAAGTGCTTGCTTTCTAAACTTCAAGCATTGAAAGAATATTTGACCCCATTTTAAATATCGTTCTTTCCCCATTTTATCTTTGTACTGCATACCCACCTTGCTGTCGCTTTCTTTTTGAAGAAAGTAGAGGTCGCTTGTTGGTATACCTTTAAGCAATCTCCCCATTCTAGGCATAGTATATAGCTTGCCGTTTAAGTCTGTACCGAGCTTTTTTATAAAGTCGAGCATTAGCTCACCCCGCTCAGTTTTTCTCGTTTCACTTGCGAGTGTGTATCGGTCAATATTTATTTGCATAAATCTTGCTCAACAAGTTTTGCGTAACCGGCAATGTCAGTCCATGTGTCCACATATTTCACATTATTACCTGATAGTACCCTAGAAAGTTTTGTCGCTATTAAATCAAGTGCCTCTCGTTGCACATCTGTGAGTTTGTCGTAATTAGGGCTAGTCTGAAATACTGCCTTTAAATTCTGTGATACTTTTGCGTTACCGTCAAAGCCCCCGTAATTAGTCCCCCGCTCTTCAAGTACTTGGTGTATATCATTCATATTTTTTATTGTTATATCTTTATTATATATAATGATATAAAATGGTAAATACCGTACCTGTGTATAAGTAAAGCCCGTCATCTGTTTGGTAACTGGGTATTTCTCCCACAGTATAAAGACGGGCTTCGATGTTCCTAACGAGTAGGTAGTTTCGGAGGGAGTTTTGACATCGACAGTGACCCCTCCTAGCCGACCTTTTACCATGCCGGCTCATATTTTTATAGTAGCATTTATTAGTTACCGCAACCCCACCTTGTTCACAGTATGACCTCTACTCCATGCCCCGCAATCTTTACATCTAAACCGCATGAACTCTGTTGTCTTTGTGTACCCAAAGCCTCTATGAATTAAATTAAACCCACCACACCGAGGACATCGTGTCTTTGTGTCGCCGTGCAAATTCCAATTAGGGTGTTGCTCAGTCCACGGCAAGAATGATTTGTATTTTTTTTCAAGGAGTAAGACATCTTGCTTGCAGTACTTACCCATAAGTCGCCATGCCTTTTCGTCACCCTCCATACAATCGAACCACAATTTTTTCCCTGTGTGTGTCAATTTTCGTTCTTTATCCAACTGGCGAGAGAGTTCGTCTAGCTTGTTACTAGTAAAGCCAAAGTACCGGCGGGCAATAAGTTTTGTATCAAGGACCGCATAAGGAGCGGGGGGAGTTAAACCATGCAACAAAAATCGTGTATTGAGTTTTTTAATATCAAATTGTTTTCCGTTGTGTGCAATCACCACATCAGCCTCATCTAATAATTCCCACGCAACCCGTATTACTTCAAAATCGTTTATCTTATCTTTTGCAAAAGTGCTTGTTTCATTTTGTCCTATCCAATGCACTTGTTTTTCGTGCGCCCATTTCCACCCTATCCCTAACACATACCAATCTTGCTTTATTTCAATAAGGTTTTGCTCAAATAATGAGTCCCCCCACGACCACGCTAAAACCGGAGCCGTTTCGATATCGAGAAATAATCTCTTCATAGTTGTTTAGAAAGTATTAAAATAATTTCTGCATACTCAACAACGCATTTTGCATGAAATGCTCTACCGCCACATGATGCACACTTTTTCTCTTCTTTTACTGAGTATGCTAAATGGCTATCTAAGCTATCCCATACTAATTGAATAGCTTTTATAATCTCGCTCCTATCCTTAGGAGATGCCATACCTTTAGTATGAGTGTAGTGTTGACTTTTGGATAGCGTATACTCTAATAACATGGGGATAAGTTATCCACACCCCCCTATTTACAATATACGGTATATACCGTAGTATATAGATATGGGTAAAAGCCCATAGATGTAGCGAGAAATATAGAAGTTACATCATTACCAACAAAACCACC